TCTGCGTCAGTAAGTATCACTTTATCGTTATATTTTTTCATGCTGCCTCTGTGCCTAAGTTTATATTATGTATATACTATAACATAGATAGAGCGTTTTGTCAAGTGATTTATACGGTGAATCCGTTGGCCGATAATATGGGCCTATATGAAGCATATTGACTTGTTCTACTGCCATTCGGTCCCCATTGTCGCTTTGGACCAATATCAAGGTGCATAAAGTTGTCGTAACAACCAATACCAGTAAATCCTGCATCAACTGCACGTTGTATCATATCAACACGAATTTGTTGACTAGCCGAGGGCCATTGGACATCTATTGCCATACGCTGTACATGTAGGCTTTTCTTTGCGCCTCCAACACTAGCATTATACTCTGGTGTGCGATAAGCACTGTTGAGCGTTATTGGGCGTCCCATACTTTGTGCAAATATAATTGCTTTATTCCAAACAGTAGGAAGTACTCGTGGGTTAACGTGATTTTGTACAATAATCCATTCTGACTCAAGACGTTCAAATTCGTCACTATCTGCTCCATCTGCGCCTATGCCTGTATCACTGCCAGGTGCTGCTTCTGCTCCTTCTTTTCCAGTAATTGGATTTGTACCGCTTGGTGTTCCGCCGCCGTATTGTTCTAATGCTTCAAATGTATCTGGATCATTGCCAGCGTCTAACTCAACTGCTCTGCCACTAATAATTGCTCTTGCATCTGCATCGTCTATTCCTACAGTATCTTCAAGATCTAATGCATCGGCTATTGCTCCGCCTAGTGTCGGTCCGCCATTTACAAATACATTTGCGGAAAAGGGTGTGTTACTATGCGTTACTGCTGGCATTAGCTTGCTCCTGGACTATAATCTGTTGCAGGTGGCGCTGTGCTGCTAGATGAATTATTTGAGTCTTGTGTTGTAGATGATTGCGCTACAACTAATCCTGTTGCTGGATCAATTAAGTCTGCATTAGGATTAGCATTTTGTGACGCTGTCTGACCTTCAGGTCTTGCAAACGGCCATCTCTTCTTTGGTGCAGATGCGTTTGGAATACCATCAGGCGGTCCTGGAGGTGCGCCAGCGGTAATTGCCCCAGTTGATTCGTTATCAAAGCCTAGTTGTTCGCCTAGAGCAAATGGTGCAACTACTATACTAGAGCCTCGAAGACCATCGTCTGGTCCTGCTGTTCCTTTCGCTTCCCAGTAGTATTGTCCACTTACCCGTATTAATACCTTTAAGTCTTCCGGATCCTCTGTGGCACCGAGTGCTGCAATTATTGATGTTCTTTCTGCTGTTAAGTCTGCGTTGCTTTCACCACTAGCTGCTGCAACTGCTGCGCCATTTGGCAGTGTTCCGGCAATAACTGCTTCTGATACTGCTGCCGCAGTATTACCTACAGCCGAACTCATACTAACTGCAAGGAGTGCTCGTTGGAAGTCGTTTAGTACATGGTTAGTAGCTATGCCTGACTCTGGATCAGATTGTAATTTTTGTAACAATCTTACATCATCGCGTATACCTGTTAGTGCTGTAATAATCCGGTTGTATTCCGGAGTCATGTCTAAATGTAAATAATCTGTATCAGTAGATTCTGGCATTATGCTGTGTTATCCCGTGTTTTCATGATGTCTACTAGATATTGGGGTGTGCTTGCAGTGTTTGTTGGCTTACTACCGCCCCAATATCTGTTTGACAACACTCCATTAATTACACCTTGTTGCTGTCCTATCCAAGCAATATCAACATGTATGTTACCATTGCTCATATATCCATTACCACAACCTACTCCAGTTGCTCCTTGCGCTTCACATGATTGTATAAACTTTGTCATGATTGCAAGTTGTGCAGGATCAGTTGTGTATAGTCTATTACCGTCTCCGTCTGAAAGTCTTACATCAGCACCGAAGCCTTTGTCATGCCTATTAGATCCTGTACGGTTAACTCCTTTAACTCCGCCTTCACTTGTAGGAACTTGTCCTCCGCTAGTAATAGCTACATTAACACCTGCCGCTTTTGCGGCTGTTTCTAATATGTTCCAAAGCTGTTTTTGTATTGGTAAATTACGCTTTGGACCCAGTGCATATTTGACATTTCCATCAGCAGACCCAGATGCTGGTACTACTTGATCAAACGGAATACTGCCTTCGTAATAAGTCTCGCCATCTGCGCCGGTAATAGCTGTATTTCTGCCACCATAGCCTGCTCGTTGCGCATTAACTTTTGTTCCGCCAACAAAGCCTCCTGGATTTGACGTATTGTTTCTAATTGCATTATAGTTAGCTGCACTTGTGTTGCCTAAGTTAGTTGGGTTACCTACTTCAGCATTAACTATGTCGAGTATGCCCGACTGTTGCAAGTTAATAAAATCACTTGCTGCTTTTGCAATATTAGCTGGATTGTTTGCTACGTTATCAGCTTCGCGTTGATAAATGCCTTTGGCTCTGTCATCGCCTCTGTCTGTAATAATACGCAAGTCTACCTGTATATCTTCAAACAAACTTGCTATCTCAGCAAGACATGCCTGGTGAGCAATATCAAAATCAATGTGTACATGGTCGGCAGGTGCTGGCGCAGAACCCGGGTCAGTGTCAGTATCACTATCTGTATGGTTGACTGTAGTTTTACCTGCGCTGGCAGATTCTAGATATTTATTTGCGCCTGCTATTGACATCTATATTCCTCTTTAGTATATTTATCCGAGAATTTACGCGACTTGGATATTACTAGTACTTGCTGTATATTGTTTTGCAATATCAGTTTCAGTTGCAGCCATACAACTTACTGCATGTGCTTGTAGTTCAAACTTTGCATCAGGCGACACACCAAACATGAAAGGCGCTAGACCTAAACCACCCTGTTGCATAATTAACACCATTGGCTTAAAAAGTGTATACTGTGTTGGCGTCTGGCCGTCCATGCGGGCAACTAATTCTTCGCCCGAGTTTAATTTAAATGAGACAATTTCGCCTACTTTAAGTGGCTTCTGAATGATCATAGTGAATATCCTGTTCCGTTGTAGTTAGTTTCTTCTAAGTATGTGCCTAGTTTATCGTAGCCACCAATCTTTGTTCCGTGTACTGTAATTTGTGGGAAGGTACGTGCTCCTGGAAACTTTTCAAGTACCTCGTCACGGGTAAAGTCTGTACCAAGTTGGAAGTACTTGAATGGCAACTGTCTTGCTTCGCATAACCGCTTTGCCATATCACAAAAAGGACATTGCGGTTTGCCGTAAATTTCTATCATAAACTAAATCCTTTAAAAGTGTCTGTTGATACATCTTGTTTGGTGCCACCGCTGACGTATGATGTAATTTCTGTTTCTTGTGGAGCAACTTGTACTTCGCTACCACTAATCCATTTCTGTGTCCAAGGTAACGGGTTAGTCTTCGTTTGGTATGGACTTTTTAGATTTACATTAGTCATCCTTCGTGTGCAAATCCATTCAATGTATCCGCTCAACAACTCAGTGTTAAGACCAATCATTGATCCATCCTTAAACAAATACTCTGCCCAAGCCTTCTCTTGATCAACTGCATCAACAAACATCTGAATACATGCTTCTTCTGTTTCTTCTGCAATCTTTATATAATCTGGATCATCTTTCTTGAGTACTTTAAGCAACATCTGTGTACTTGCTAAGTGCAAGTTCTCGTCGCGAGCAATAAGCTTAATAATCTTAGCATTGCCTTCCATTTGCTTCATTTCTGCAAACGCCCAACTACATGCAAATGAAACATAAAAGCGTACACCTTCTAGAATGTTAACACTCATTAGTGTAAGCCACAGCAATTTCTTTAGTTCATACATGTCAACTGTAATCTTCTTGCCATTAACTGTATGTGTGCCTTCGCCTAGCAACTTGTACCAGCGAGTAGTTTCAATAAGGTCATCGTAGTACTTACTAATGTCTCCAGCACAATCAGCAATCTCTGCAATGTCTAGCATCTCGTCAAAGATTTTACTAGGATTGCTGTACACGTTACGAATGATGTGTGTGTATGAGCGTGAGTGGATTGTTTCTGAGAATGTCCATGTTGTGATCCAATTCTCAATCTCTGGCAAGCTTACAATAGGACTAAACGCTTCTACTGGCGCACGACCTTGTACACTATCTAGTAGGATTTGACGCTTCAAGTTACTTGTAAAGATGTGACGCTCATGGTCACTAAGTGCCTTAAAGTCCTTGCTATCTTTGGTCACATCGACTTCTTCAGGACGCCAAAAGAATCCTAATTGCTTGTCTGTAAGTCCATCAAAACTTTTATACTTTAGCGTGTCATAACGCTGAATCGTAGGCCCACCTGTTGGATCTAGGAATGCTAATACTTTAGTGTGGTCTGCTTTATTTTCAGTGTTAAAAACGCTCATGTATATCTCTTACCCTTGTGTATGTGTATAGTATTACTATAACATGCCCCGAAGGGCATGTCAAGTGTTAAATGTGACAACTCTCACAATCTTCATCGTCTACTTCAACGACTTCAAGTTCGCCCATCATTTTGTTAACATCAACTTCGCCTTGTCCGTCATTGGTGTTGAAGTAGTACAACTGCTTGCCGCCTAGCTTGTAGAACATTAAAAGATGCTGCAACATTGTGCTCATTGGAATCTTTTCATCTTCAAAGTAGATTGGATTGTAGCTAGTATTAACACTAATGCCTTGGTCAATGTACTTCTGCAGAACAGCCATAATCTTAATATAACCTTCTGGTGACTGTTGATCCCATAGTAGGTCATACTTGTTCTTTAAACGTTTGTACTCAGGAACAACTTGCTTTAGTACACCATGCTTGCTCTGCTTGATACTAATTAAACTACGCGGCGGCTCTATTCCGTTTGTAGCGTTAGCAATCTGTGCGCTAGTCTCAGCTGGCATAAGGGCCATTAGCGTACTGTTACGAATGCCTGTATCTTTTAGTTGCTCACGCAACCCTTTCCAATCCATGCGTTCTACATGCGGCACTAACTCATCTAAGTCTTTCTTGTATGTTTGGTTAGGTGTAATACCATGTCCGTACTTTGTTTCCATGTTGCCACTTGGCGCACCAAATTCTACTGCTAAGTCAGCACTTGCTTTAATTAAGTAGTACGACCATGCTTCTGCCCACTCGTCTACAAGTGCAAGCCCGTCTGCATCAATGTGCTGGTACGTTAGATCATGTTTTGCTAACCAGTATGCGAAGTTAATAATGCCAACGCCTAAAGGACGGCGCTTCTCTGTAGATAACTGTGCTGCTAGGATTGGATAGTTTTGATAACTTAATAGTGCATCTAGTCCACGTACTGCTAAACGACATACACGCTCAAAGTCTACTGGATTACGAATGTTGCCCCAATTAATTGCACTTAGTGTGCATAGGCTAATCTCACCTTCTGGGTCGCTCAAGTCTTTTAGAGGCTTTGTTGGTAATGTAATCTCTGCACATAAGTTGCTCTGTTTAATAGGCGCAAGCTCTGGAAGGAATGCACCATGGTCATTAGCATTGTCTACATTCTGCAAGTAAATACGTCCTGTGTTCTTACGCTCTTCCATAAAGCTACTGAACAGTTCACTTGCTGCAATAGTTTTCTTACGCACTTTTGTATTACGTTCTGCACGTTCGTATAGTTCACGGAACTTATCTTGGTCTGCAAAAAATGCATCATATAATCCAGGAACGTCTGCAGGCGAGAACAAAGTTATGTC